CATTATTTACATCACTAGATTTTAACAAGTATAGACCAGACTACTCTAGAGTGCAACTCCGACAAGGAGTTACCAACATAACTCCGTATTATTATCTAGGTTCTAAAAGCAACGAACCCTCAAAAGCTCAGTCCCCTATGGGAGCAATCCCAAGTGATGAGTTTGGAAGACCAGTAAATGCTTTAGTTTACGGACCATCTACTTTAGCTAAACAATTAGAAACAGTAGACGGACAACCACTTTGGCCATTTTATATGTTTGGTGTGCAAGGTTATAGTTATAATGATGGTGGTAGTTTAGCTGGAGGATGGACCTGGATGGGTAACCAATCCTTCGCGTCCACCAACGCACCTTTTGACTTACTATCTACGAGGTCGTTCCAAAAACCTAAAAGAAAGGGTGGAATATTAGACGAAACACAAAAACTTATAGATTCAGCACCCCTTATGGGTGGTGCTAGAAGAAAACACGCGGGTCACGCGATAGACCAGACATCTAAAGTGTTTTCAGATGGTTATAAAGAAATTTCTAAAGGTTCCGGTGTTAGATTTGTTGATGAAACAAATGGGGTGTTTGGTATAGGAGCTGGGTTAGTAGCGAGAGAATTTTGTAGAACCTGGACAAAAGATGACCCTTATTGGAAAATGGAAAACCTACAAAGACATAAAGGAAATCATCTAGGTAAAGCGGGGTCAGTACTAACTAATACCTTTAATTTAAATATTGCACCTATATTCGGTGTAAATGTAGACACTGAAAAACAAGAAAAAAATGTAAGTAAGTACATGTTCTCAATAGAAAATCTTGCGTGGAGAGGTACATCCGAATTATTAAAACTACCTAAATCCGAAAGAGGACCACAAGGCGGGAGAATAATGTGGTTCCCCCCTTATGATTTACAAGTTGGTGATACAAATTCAGCACAATGGAATTCAGTTAATTTCTTAGGTAGACCAGAACCAATATATACATATAACTATACTGAGAGAATAGGAACCTTAAATTGGAAAATAGTAGTAGACCACCCATCTATATTAAATGTAATCACAGAACAAACTCTAAAAGGTGTACCAGACTATGTCGCCGACCAAGCTTTGGAAGCGTTCTTTGCGGGTTGTAAAGAATATGACATATATGAATTAGCTTCTACATTCCCTAACCTATCAGTAGACGATATTATCAGTATCCAAAATGACGTGACCGACGAATATGACGCGGACCCATTCCAAACAATGTATAATCAGACAAGTGATATAGACCTACCAAATAATCCAAATGGGGAAGAAGGAGCATTTCCAGGAAACACCGGAGTTAACAGTAATGAAGGTACATTCACAGGAAACAATAACCCTAACGCGAATAATGGGATAGCAAGTAATGTCCAAGGCCAACCCAACCAAGAAGCGTGGGACGCTGCGTGGGAAGGAACCAATACTGACCCAACGCCGGAGGAACAAGCTACCGCTAATAACCAAGGGACCGCGGGACAAGAAAAGAAATTAGATACAGCAAAGATATTAGCAAAATTATTAGGAGAAGAGAACTATTTTAATGCTCTAAAACAAGATGACGAGTTTATATATAATGCATTAAAAAGAGAATTAAAACATTTCCACCCAGCATTTCACTCTATGACACCAGAAGGGTTAAACAACAGACTAAGTTTTTTATTACAATGTACACGACCAGGTAATACAATACCGACAGTTAATGCTGATGGAAGTCTAGACTCAGAAAGAGATGTAGATAACACCGCTTTTGGTGCACCACCTATATGTGTTTTAAGAATTGGGGATTTTTACCACACCAAAATAGCTATTGATTCAGTAAGTTTTAGTTATGACCCTTTAATATATGATTTAAACCCAGAAGGTATCGGAGTACAACCTATGATAGCAAGTGTATCAATGAACTTTAAATATATTGGTGGTCAAGGTTTGGAAGCACCAGTATCAGAATTACAAAATGCATTATCCAATAACTTCTTTGCAAACACGGAGATGTATAATAATAGAAGTATAAAAACAGCATCTGACAAACAAAAACCACTAGCAGATGAACAAGAAATAATCGCAGAATTAGAAGCTCAACAAGCTAATTCGACACAAGGAAGTTCTAATAGTAGTAACACTGAAGGTACCAGTGCAGATGGAGACCAGAGTGGGAGTGATTGGCAACAAGCGTGGGGTACGGGACCATAAAATATAAGAAATGGATTATACAATAAATTATAAAAACCTTTTAAATGCTTTCGTCGACGAAAGTCATTCATATTCTTTGGATGTGAAAAATAGATTAAATGATGCATTTCTATACCACAGTATGGGTCTAGTGGAGGAAGTTATGTTTTCTAGAAATTATAAAACAGGAATTCTAGGTAGTAACTCTAATGGTAATTTGGTTGGAATACCAAATAAAATAATAAGTAGAATTACAACTTATTACGAGACAGTCAAAAATAATATAAGTGCTGAAACAACCACCATACAAACCAAATTAAATATATGTTCACCAACAGAGTTTGAAAAACAATATGTCAAAAATGTACTATATAATACATTAGAAACACAATTAAATAATACCATAACACAAACTATGACCTTAGTTAATAGTTTGAGAGATTCACAACATAAACTAGTCACTACAGCAGACAAACTTAATTTTGTTGTAAATAATAACTATGATGGACAATACATAAACCCAAATGGTGGGAGGGTGGTAGCATTCCAATTAACAGGCAGTACTTTAAATGTTGTAAGAAATAATTATGACCTTAGTAATGGTTATTTAAATATTTTCATTAATAATCATGTTAATTCTGGATTTACTAAAAACTACCCATCTAATGGAGAATACATTTTCTTTAGTCCTATAATCTACACAAATGAAGCCGATTCTTTTACATTTGGTTATAAACCAGAACTACACGAGTTACTTAAGTATAGAAAAAGTACATTGTATAATGATTTAACTAATATTGACCAATTTGGGGTTACTGGCATTACACCAGTCACTATAAGAATATTTAAACCCCAACTAAATAATGTTATAAAAGAATGGATAGATTATGATATTAGTTTAATGACTTCTAGATTTACAAGTAAGTTAGATGGTGGTTATAAGACATTAAAAGGTGTTTTGAATAGGTATTATAGTAACTTTGATGTGGGTTATAATATTAATACGGGAGCTACAGCAGAGAATACTGTTAGGGTTAACCTAAGAGATAAAAATATTGGGATTAGTGATAGTAAGTTTAATTACAAATTGTTAAACCAATTATACATTAGTTAAGAAATATGAGTTATTATAACAGATATAATGAGTTTATTATTAATGGTGACTATGTAATGGTACCAAGCATTGTACTTACTCCCAAATCTAGTGATAGAAAAATAATTTACAAAGTGGGAAAAACTAGGTTAGATAAGTTATCAGACCAATTCTACGGTTCACCATATTATGGATGGCTTATAATGCAATCAAACCCAACATACGGAGGGCAAGAATGGAACATCCCAGATGGTACCATAATTACTGTACCTTTCCCATTAATGCAATCACTAGAGGACTATAAATCTAAATTAGACCAACACTTCCTCTATTATGGCAGATAATTTAAATTCTGGTAACATATTAACCACTCAAATAGGTGGTAACGTTGTGTCCATAGACCCTAATAAAGTTGTGGGGGCAGATGGTGTTATAAAAGATAGGTTGGTTAACCAAGAGGATTTTGTAATGTACGCTAATCTTACAGCCAAAATATTTCCTAGAAGTAAGTTATTGGTTGGTGCAGCTGCAGGAGATGAAATTCGTGTAGAAATAGCGGATGGAGAACTAAATTTCCTAAAACCTAAAGGAAAGAATTCTTTTGACTCCGATTGGACAGAAGCTTTTACTAACCCAGACGTAAATCAAAAAATAAAAACAAAAACCAAAGAAGGTGTAACAACATCTACCAGTATAAGTAACCAAAACGATTTTCAAGGTTTCGGAATAACATCAATAAGTATTAAGGTTAACGCATCCTATATCCCACAAGTGTCAATAAATTTTACTGATGTTAGGGGTAAAACATTATTTGAACAAGCAAAAGTTAACACGCCTTACACAGCTTTTTTCCATTTACCATACCCCACATTCTTTTTAACACTTAAAGGTTATTACGGTAAAGCAGTACAATACCAACTAACACTAGAAAAATTCATCTCAAGATTTGACCCAGCATCTGGTGATTATTTAGTTACGTGTGATTTTAAAGGTAATCATATCGCAATGCTAAGGGATGTAAATATGCACGAATCAGTGACAGCTCCTTATATGTACCCAACAAAACAAGACCCAAATAGTGGTAATATACAAATGACTAAAGGTAGACAAGTATTGGGTGAGGTTTATAGGGAATACCATTCTAAGGGGTTGATTGGGGATAATCTATTTAATAAACAATATACCACTGTAGAGTTAATTGAAAAAATACAATCTATAGATAATGATATGGCTCAAGTTTTCGGGCAAGCTAGTTTGGAGAGTACCACCCATAAATTAGAATATGAAGAAACATTAGAAAAATTTAAAAAGGCCGTAATAGGTAAGAAGGGTTGGGTTGGAAAATACTGTAATACAAAATCATCGGGTATTAGAAACGTACTTGTTGACGAACCACCATACCCACCAATACCAGGACAACCAACCCCTACAGTACCAAATACCGGTAAAACAGTTACTACGCAAGCTTATTCTTTAAAAGGGATGTCCGCCGCCACCTCAGAAACAGACCCAACTAAAAGACAAGAAAAACAACAGAAATTAGTTGAGGAAGCCCAAAATGCATTAGCATCTATAGTGAAAAAATACCTTACTCTATTACAACAAAACCCTACTTTTAAAGCGAGAAGTCAAATAGAAGGTGGGAAATATTCCGTAGCAACTAGATTTAGTGACCCCACCTACGATATTTTTGAAAATTCTCAGATAAAGGGTAACGTCCAACTTGCAACAGGAGGAGCAGGAACAACTTCCCAATTACCACAAAATCTCGCACCTTGGTTTATGTTTCAGGGAGATGCAAGTAGCTTCCTATTCATCTGGACAACAACTAAAAGACTTTTTGATACGAAGGCAAAAATGATGGCAGAAGACCTGAGTAATAAATTGAATGGTAAATTACAAAAAGCTATAGGATTTAAACCTACAATTAGAAATGTTTTTGCTATAATATTAGCCGGTGCAGATACTTTTTTAAAACTTTTAGATGATGTACATACAGACGCATTTGCTCAGAGACAAAATGAACAAAGATTAGCGGTTGCAGTTTCATCTGACGACTCCAACGCAACCAACCAAATAGTTTATCCATGGCCCCAATATTATAAAATTGAAGAACAACAAAAAGGTGGTAACTGCACTACAACTAATTCTGTTTTAACATATCCAGGTGCGTCAGATGTGATAGCTCAAACTTTAGCTAATAACCCAAAAATATGGCCTGAAGTAGAGTTTGTCGAAGAATATACGAAAGCAACGAATTATAAATTTAGTTTGTTTAGTCCACCAGTAGCAAATGAAAGTGTAGATAAGGATTGGACACCCATAACAGTGTATGATTGGCCCCCTATAGACACCCCATACTCTAGTGTTGAAGATTTAGATATATGGTTCGAAATATTAGGGAGAGCTCAACAAGCGACACTAAATGGTGGGTTAGCTTCTAGATACGCAGGTATGTTTGGGGGAGGGATACCAAACAGGGTTGGTTCTGCCATAGTAGAACTAGCACAATATGACGCCTTAAACCTATATCAACGAATTAAAAATTATAGTACCCAGAAACAAGTTTTTATGGACCTAGGGGGACTCAACCAAATATTTCAGATTTTAAACGAATCCGCTCCATTCAGACTGCGATTGTATTCAGCGTATCAAACAGTTACCCCATTTACAATAAAACCAACATTCACCCTAAACTATAAGAAATCAAGATTTACAGTTAAGAATCAAAGTTTCGAAAAGAATAGTGATGCATTATTAGATGGAAAAACCAATGGTTTATATGACTTAGCACCTTGTATTTTTGGTAATTGGGTTAGAGCGAATTTTGCTAATGGAGATACTTTAGGAAGTAACCAATTTTTTGATATAAACAAAAACGTACAATATGATATAAATGAAAAAAATGTTTTAACCGACACTTGGAGTACTCTATATCTAACAAAAGCTAAATACTCAAACTCATCATTCATAGATACGGACCAAGAAAAACTAATAGAACGAAAAGAAAACGCAAATGCTTTAAACACACTTACCACCGCAAATGAAGCGTATGAGTCATTTGTGGAACATAAATTCATAACAGAAGGTGAAGTAAAACGAACACCAACAACAGTGACTATACCAGGTGGGGGGTCTAATATTACAACCCCACCAGTAAGGATGACATCTATGTTAAATACACCATATTTTATAAATGCATTAGTGGCAGGTGTAGCAGCGGAGAAGAGTAACGTAACCCCATCACCTTACACACAAGCCGCTTATCTATTTTTAAATTCATTACCAATTCCTACACTAAGAGAAAAAGCGTTATATAAAGATGGGGATAATAATAAATTCGGTAACTATATCTCTCAGATGTTTAACCAAATGCCAGCTATACATAATTTACCAGTAGCATTGATATTAAGAATTGGGTCAGTTTGGTGGAGATATAAAACAGAAGTCCAAACACAAATAGACCCATTAAATTCTATTTGGGGTGATATTGGGGTGGTAACTCAATTAGGTTATGTGGGACCGACTAGTGTGTATGAAGCACCCCTAAATGCAACTAGTCACTATTCATTCATGTCAAGTAGTGATGGTGGTGTGTCAACATCAGGACCGTATCCTTATGTAACACAAGATAATACAGCAAACAATACTATTATGCAAGTAGGTGTGTACCCAGGACTAATAGATGCTGTTAACTATATAGCAACCAATAATACTACTTATAGTAATATAGGGGCAGGACAAGTATTAAATAACCTTATAGATGCTGCTGGAAACGCTCAACTAACAATAGAACCTAATAGTGATATTAACTATACTGCGTCGGATGGTGTAGACGTAAAGTTCTATAGTGTCTACCTAAGTTCATCTAACATCTTAAGCCCTTCTTTTGGGCTTACACCAACCAACGAACCAGCACCACAGAAGTACACTATACTATACCCATCATCCGGTGGACTTCAAGGGACAGACGCATCTACTTATGATGCACCAACATATGGTAATGCAGCTCTACATAATGGAGCTAGTAGAATTTTATGGGGAGCATCAAATTATGGGTATTTTGAACACCAGGCAGGTTATCAATCCACTGCGGGTCAATACTTTAAAATGATTAATAACACACAAAATGAACAAGAAGACTGGAGTTTTAATCAACAATCTATATATGAGACTATTGAGGTATTAAGGGGTGTATTTAATAAAGAACAACTAGATGAATTTGAACAAGAATTTTTAGTTTTCTCTAAACCAGGAGGTTCTACTGCTTTGGGTGGTTCGTTAAAAGGGTTAATTAAAGAGTTAGTAGTTGTTGAAGATACTTGGGTTAACTCCGTTACAGAAACCCCGCAAACACCAAATAGTCAGATATTAGCAGAAGCACAACTATTAAAATTTAACTCTACAATGTTCCATTTCTTAAATAGAAAAGTAGAATATATTCATAGAAGTACTACTAATTTAGATTTGGTTGTAAATAGTGAAACTTTACTACAAAGATTGTCCCAAATGTGGACAATTAATGGAGGAGTACCAGACCTAGACGGTACCACCAATATAAGTGAAATATACGGTACTTACGCGGACGGACTCCAAGTACCTACAAGTGGTAATTTTTTCATCGGAAACCCAATAGAATATCAAGCAATGAGACTTGAGGTTGGTGAGTTTTATGGTGGTGGTGACATGCAATTTAATTTACTTATAACAGCAGACGACTCCAATCCCATGTATAATTTTTTCAAAACAATTAATGGTAATGAAATAGGGGGTGGGATAACATTTAATGTTACTAACATTAGATTATTTGCACCCTTCATTAAATTATATGCTTCATATACGACCCTCCACCCAACGACAACCGCAAATGAATTTTTAAACATATTCATGCAACAGATACACTCCACACGAAATCTAAACGAACTTTATATTGATATGTTACTAGAGGACCTTAAAAAACACATAAAACAAAACCTAGAAACAGATGATGTGACAATAGATGTGATAACTGATGATAGACCAGAAGTTAAATCAGACGATTTAAAATTAGAACTGTACAACCAATTTAAAACAATAAATGATAGATGGGTATCGGGGACCAATCTCACCGACCAAACACTATTTGAGAAATTTTTATTTTTAGACAGAGCAAATCAAGATATTGGGGATGAAGCAATCATTAACATATGGGACATATTAAAGTTAGATTCTCCCTTCACGGACACCAACTCTAAAACATTAACTCAGAGTGTATCAAGTTACCTCAGTATTATATTAGCTAATAATTACTTTAATTTCATACCCTTACCTTCCTATATCAATTTCTTTAATGTAGAGAAAAAAGGTACGGACACTCAAGCTCAAGGAAACGCTATGTTTGGTACATTTAAAACAGTAGATTATATAGATTCTGCACCAGCTTTTTTATGTCAGTATGTTGGTAAACCGTCATCACAGTTAAATTCTAAAACACCTAATAATGGTTACAATAACGACTCATTTAACTATAATTCACCTAATTCACCACTAGTCACTCAAGAATGTGGAAATAAAGAATTATCTAATAAGGTCATGGGATTCAACGTAGACTTCGGTATACCAAACCAAAATATTTTTGAATCAATAACTTTAGACCAATCACAATTCCAAAATACTTCAGAGAGTTTCAAAGTATTACAGAGTATGGCAGATTCGGGTGGGGGAGGAGCTGCGTCTCCAGCATCAGTCTCTTTATTTAATGTATATGCGAGTAGGTCATATACTGCAAGAGTTACATGTGTTGGTAACGTCACAATCCAACCAACCCAATATTTCCAACTAAGATATTTACCCATGTTTAATGGGCCTTATTTAATTATTAATGTTGAACATGAAATCAGACCAAATACTATAGAAACAACATTTGAGGGTGTTAGAGTACCACGACCAACACTACCAGCTATAAGTGATTTGGTACAAAGAGTTAATATTAAATTATATGAAAAAGCGGAGGATAGGTTAGATAAAATACCATTAGACTTATATTATGATGGGTTAAGTGCAACAGAAAGTCAGAAAAAACTAACCCCTAAACAAAATAATTATATAGCAAGTGGTGTGACCTACCAAACACCCCCATTAGATATTGATAATGTTAGATGGGTGGATGTTACTTTAAGTGCGGGCACATTCATAGTTACACCAAACGAAGACCCAGAAAAGACCCATTTAGGTGTAGATATTTGTCCTACTTCTGATAATTTAGAAGTAGCGAACGATGAGAACGGGGGAATACCAATATATGCCGCGGTATATGGGGTAGTAAGTAAAGTAGTTGATGGTTGTAAACCACTACAAGAGAGTGAATCTTGTGGTAAATACGGTAACTATGTTGAGGTTAAAACTACATTAAATACTGACCCACCTGAAGAAGGGACTGCTTATTACCTTACACGTTACGCATTTTTACGAGAAGGGATAACCGTAAATCTAAATGACCCAATACAACGAGGTGAAATAGGGGCCGGTGCAGGAAATATTGTAATTGGGAAAATGGGTAATAGTGGACTCTCTAAAAGTGTACATTTACATTTTGAGATAAAAAGAGGTGTAAAACAAGAAGGAAAGATAGTAGAACACTATTTGAATCCAGCAGCTTTCTTACCTAGAACACGTTCTTAAATACATAAATACTTTTTTATGTTGACTATTAATGAATTTACGTATATTTATAGATATACTAATATATTATGATAACAGAACAACTTAGACAGAAATTAGGAAATTTTTTATGTAAAAAAACAGATAATATTGTAGAAAACGGACAAACACCCGAAGGACAACAAGTTTGTGACTTAGATACTGGAATTTGTTATACTATTAGAAGTAGAGATGGTTTAATAGAAAGAGTAGAAAATAGTATTAGAGTAAACAGAAAAGTACAAGTAGAATCACCTTCCGGACAAGTAAAACAATTATTAAATGGCTAAGGAACTAGAAAAATCTATCCTAGAAGAACTTAAAAGATTCAATCAAATTAATCGTAACATTGAGAATTTGGATGAACAACATACTACTGCTGTAGGCAATAATGTTGGTGGTCTTAGTAATCTTGGTATGGGAAGTCATGTAGAAAGACTCGCTAAAAGGTTTGGTATGGAAATGGCAGAACAAGAAGTTCCAGACACTACTGAAGTAGAAGGTGGTGATGAAGAATTAGATATGGACATGGAAACGGACACTGAAGAAGTACCAACAGAAGATGAGATGGGTACCGATACTGGTGATGAGGATATGGACATGGATATGGAAATTGATGCTGAGGTAGGTGGTGACGAAGATACTACAGAACTTGATGTTACTGATTTAGTAGGTAAACAAGATGAGGTAAATTCTGAATTATCTGACCAAAAAGATATATTATCTAAAAACACAGAAAGCCTAGACGACCTAATGTCAAAACTTTCAGATTTAGAAAACCAATTATCGTCTATGGAAGATGTTGCTAATAAAATTAGTAGTTTAGAAGATAAACTTGAAGAATATAGACCACGTACACCTGAAGAACAATTGGGGTTAAGAAAACACGATAGTGGTCCTTATAACAAAACATTAAGTGATTTTTTCACTGACAAAGAAGAGGTTTTTGACAAAACCGGTAAAAAACAATATGTTTTAACCAAAGACGCTGTAGAAGACTACAGTGACGTAGATATCCAGAAAAGTTTCGGAGACCCAGACGCGGAAGACGAAGAGTAAAATTACCCCACTATTTATTTGACATACCAGTAATGTATATGTATATTTATTCATATGTTTATTAATTAATAATATTTAAAAAGAAAATTTATGAGTAATAGTTTAGATGCAGTTTTAGCTCAATACGAGAAAAACAAACAAAGTGGTGGTTCCACGAAACCACAAATGACATCAGAAGAAAGAATGAAACAATATCTTTCTATTATGTTACCAAAAGGAACAAAACAAGGAGAAAAAAGAATTAGAATCGTACCAACAACAGACGGTTCATCACCATTTAAGGAAGTATTCTTCCATAATGTACAAGTACAAGGAAGATGGCAAAAACTTTATGACCCAGGAAAAAATTCAGATGGAAGACCATCTGGTGAAAGAAGTCCCTTAAATGAAGTTGAAGAAGCTTTAAGATTAGCAGGAGATGCACAATCGAAAGAATTAGCACGTTCTTATCGTTCACAAAAATTTTACATTGTTAAAGTGGTCGATAGAGATAATGAAGAGGATGGTGTTAAGTTTTGGAGATTTAAACACAATTGGAAAGGAGATGGACCGATTGATAAAATTATTCCTATTTGGAGAAATAAAGGAGATGTGACTGACGCTAAAGAAGGTAGAGACCTTATCTTAGTTTTACAAGCTGTACCTTTACCAGGTGGAAGAGGTGAATATACTACAGTTTCTGCTGTTATGTATGAAGACCCAGCACCATTAACAACTGACGAAGCAACATCTAAAGAATGGATAGGTGATGAAAGAACCTGGAAAGATGTTTATTCACAAAAACCAGTTGAATATTTAGAGGCAATCTCTAAAGGGTTAGACCCAGTATGGGACTCGGAACTTAAGAAATATGTTTACGACGACCCAAGCGCACCAAAAAGTAATACTTCTACAACAACTTTAGGTGGTAGTACTGACCCACAAGCAAACGACCCACAAGACGAAGATTTACCATTTTAATTAGGGATATGGCATTGAAAAAAAGAACATTTTCAGACTTGAAAAATAAATTCTCAAAGAAAGCTAACTTTAAACCAGAAAGATTTTTTGATTTAGGGAAAGCTTTCCTTGATGCTACTGGTTTACCAGGACCAGCAATGGGACATTTACAAATGTTTCTTGGTCATTCAGATACAGGAAAAACCACCGCATTAATAAAAGCAGCGGTAGACGCACAAAATAAAGGAATTTTACCTGTTTTAATAATTACTGAACAAAAGTGGGGTTTTGAACATGCAAAACTTCTAGGATTTGATTGTGAAGAGGTGGTGGATAAAACTACCGGAGAAATAGATTGGGATGGATTCTTTCTATTTAACAATGATTTTCAGTATATTGAAGAAATTACAGACTATATTAACACATTACTAGATGCACAAGATAAAGGTGAATTGGAGTATGATTTATTATTTTTATGGGATTCAGTTGGTTCTGTACCTTGTAAGATGACTTTTGATGGTAAAGGTGGTAAAATGCATAATGCAGCAACACTAGCAGATAAGATAGGGATGGGGCTAAATCAAAGAATCGGCAAATCACGAAGACAAGACTCAAAATACACTAACACCTTGGTAGTTGTAAACCAACCTTGGGTAGAATTACCAGATAACCCATTTGGACAACCAAAAATTAAAGCAAAAGGTGGTGAATCTCTATGGTTAAACTCAACCCTGGTATTTAGATTCGGAAATCAAAAAAATGGTGGTACAACAAATATTACAGCAGTTAAAGAAAAACGAAAAGTAAAATTTGCCACTAGAACAAAAATAACCATTATGAAAAATCATGTTAATGGTTTAGGTTATGAGGATGGTAAAATACTTATAACACCACATGGATTCATCGCTGGAAGAGAAGCTAGTGAAGAAAAAAAATCAATAGAAAAGTATAAACAAGAAAATGCTACCTTCTGGTCTGAACAGTTAGGTGTGGGTGGTGATTTCGATTTAAAAATAGAAAAAGAAAATGACTAAAATAAAATCAGGAGATAAAGTAAAAGTCCATTACGTAGGGACACTAAAAGACGGTTCAAAATTCGATAACTCAAGAGAGAGGGGTGAAGGACTAGAATTTGTAATTGACGATGGTCAATTATTAAAAGGATTTAATGATGCTGTTAAAGACTTAGAGATAGGTACTACTACTAAAATAGATATTAAAGCTAAAGAAGCTTATGGGGAGTACATTAACGAGGCCATAATATCAGTTAAAAAAAGTGAATTCCCAGAATCACTAAAATATGAACTAAACGGGTTTATCCAAGGACAAGATGACAAAGGTAGACCAGTACAAGGACAAGTAGTAAAAATTAACGAAGAAAGTGTAGATTTAGATATGAACCATCCTTTAGCTGGTGAAGATTTAAGTTTTGAAATTGAATTGTTAGAAATAGTAAAGTAAAAAAATTGTTTAACCTTTTAAAAATGTGTTTTGACAAGAACATTATTAGTTGACGGAAATTCCTTATTAAATACTGGTTTTCATGGTATAAAAAATATGTATAATGGTACAGACCATATAGGTGGGTTGTACCATTTTCTTAACACCTTAAGAAAACTAATAGATACGTACTTACTTACTAAGATTGTAGTCTTTTGGGATGGTGAACAAAACACCAAACCAAGACTGGAATTTTATCCGGACTATAAATTAAATAGAAGGTTAAAACCAAAATCAGAAGACGACCTACAGTCTTATGCGAGACAGAAATTACGTATACAAGAATACCTAGAAGAACTTTATGTTAGACAATCAACCTTTAAATTTTGTGAGGCAGATGATTGTATGGCACACTATTGTGAAAAATCACAAGAAGAAGATATTATAATCCTTACTTCAGATAGAGACCTACTCCAACTGATTAAAGAAAATGTGTCAGTACATGTTATTTCTTTAAACAAGTTATTTAAAGATGGTGATAAAGTACCTTTAAATGGGGTGTACTTACCACCTTTTAATGTTAGAGTAGCAAAAACTATATGTGGTGACTCTTCTGATAATATATATGGTATAAAAATGGTGGGTATAAAATCACTTATAAAAATAAAACCAGAGATATTGGAAGAAAAAGTAAGTCTACAAGATATACTAGATACCATAACCGCAAAAGATAAAATCAATAAAAAAGAACAAAATATACTAGAAGGGGTAACCCAGAAACAACCTAATATACTTTATAATGAAAAAAATGATAGTTCTATACTAGAAATAAATTATAAAATTATAGGTGTTGGGGAACAATTTCTAACCAAAGATGCCGTAAACGGAATAAACGACCTATCAAATGAAGCGATTGACCCAGAAGGAAGACATTGGAAAAATGCTTTGGACTTGATGATGTCAGATGGAATTCTTAATATTTTACCTAAGAAAGATGATGCTTGGGTAGATTTTGTGAGACCATTTTTAAGATTAACCAGAATAGAAAAAGATTTTTATAAAAATAAAAGACATGAGTAAAATTAAACAAAAAGGAGAGAACACACAAAAATGTGAGTTCGTATTAAAATTAGGAAATAATATAGTTTGTCAAAGATTCTTTTCAGTTAGAAACTTTAACAATAGAGCCACAAACTCAATAGACTTACACTATGCTGTACAAGGTGTAGTTACGGATATTGTGGATGACTTAAAGCTTAAAACTTTATATTTATTAGAAAGTAACTATAGAGAAAATGTTTTAGATGAAGGTCAAGAAGACGCGTATTTTACGATAACTATAAAAAAAGGAAACAAAGTAATTTACGATACAATCACACCTGCCAACATCTATCCCCCAAAAGTTAGATACACCGTAGATATAAGACCACAAATATCTTATATATTGAGGGAATTGACTGGAGTACTATCCCAAAGAAAAGTTACAACCAACTACCAAGATTATGACTTAATAGTCAGCTAATCTAGTATTTATTAAAAGAATAAAAAAATATGACAGACAATAAAAATTTTGGTTATTTAGGTTATAACTTTCAGTTAAAATTAATTAATCTAATAGTAACAGATAATACTTTTTTCCAGTCAATAATTGACGCAATTAACGCTAAATATTTCGACAACCAATATTTCAGATTAATTATGCAATTGATTAAAGAGTATTATGAAAAATACCAAACAGCACCTTCGTTTGACGCTTTGGACCAACTTACAAGAATAGAAATTTCTTCGGAAATGGCAAGAAAAAATATTTTCGATATGTTAAAAGAAATTAAAGAAGCTTCTTTCGAAGACCATTTATTTATTAAAGAAAAGTCCATTAAATTCTGTAAACAACAAGAATTAAAAAAAGCTATTAGAAAGGTAGAAAATATAATGGAAAAAGGTGATTTTGAAAGTTATGATAAATGTGAAGAGTATATTCGTGATGCTATTAAAATTGGTGAGGGTGACATAGGAAGTTTCGAAATTTTTACAGAGTTAGAAAAATTACTTGAAGATGATTATAGACACCCAGTACCTACAGGTGTGGATGGTTTAGATAATATCTTAAATGGGGGTTTAGCAAAAGGTGAAATAGGGGTGGTATTAGCACCGACAGGTGTTGGGAAAACAACTATGTTAACAAGATTCGCGAATACAGCATTTAATATGGGTTACAATGTTCTACAAATATTTTTTGAAGACAACCCAAAAATCATCCAAAGAAAACATTTTACTTGTTGGACAGGCATCCCTAATGATAAATTAACAGAACATAAGGAGACTGTATTAGATAAAGCGGACGAAATGAAAAAAACAGGTGGTAGATTAATACTTAAAAAACTACCTTCAGATGAAATGACAATGTTACAAATAAAAAACCAAGTAAGAAAAATAATTTCTGAAGGTATTAAAATTGATATGATTTTAATAGACTATATAGATTGTATTTTACCCGATAGAGCATTTAATGATGAATGGAAGGGTGAAGGTTCAGTTATGAGGAAATTCGAAGGTATGTGTCATGAATTAAATATGGCTGGGTGGACAGCAACCCAAGGGAATAGAAGTTCTATATCTTCTGATGTGGTAACCACAGACCAGATGGGAGGCTCCATTAAAAAAGCTCAAGTTGGTCATGTTATAATATCCGTCGCAAAGACTTTACAACAGAAAGAAATGGGATTAGCGACTATAGCTATTGTTAAATCTAGACTTGGAAAAGACGGTATCATTTTTGAGAATTGTAAATTTGACAATGGGACACTAGAAATAGATACCGAAACTACACAAACATTCCTTGGTTTCGAGGAAGAAAAAACTAACAGAAATCGAGAAAGAGTTGCCCGAGCTCTACAAAGAAGAGAACAAGTAATAAATAAAAATAATTAATAAAAAGCACAAATATGGAAGTATCAAATAAGATTCTGTCGGATATTACTGTCTACATGAAGTACGCTAAGTATATACCGGAACTAAATAGAAGAGAAACATGGGATGAATTAGTTACCCGAAATAAAAAAATGCACATAAAAAAATATCCGCATTTAAAAGAAGAAATAGAACAAAAATATAAGTTCGTATACGATAAAAAAGTATTACCATCAATGAGAAGTATGCAATTCGGTGGTAAACCTATTGAGATTAGTCCAAATAGAATTTACAATTGTGCTTATGTACCTATTGACCATATTGATTCTTTTAGTGAAACAATGTTTCTATTATTAGGTGGTACAGGTGTTGGTTACTCGGTACAAAAGCATCATGTAGCAAAATTACCAGTAATATCACAGCCGTACCCAAAAAGAACTAGAAGATTTTTAATTGGAGATTCAATTGAAGGTTGGGCAGACGCGATTAAAGTTTTAATGAAAACATATATGAATGGTGGGGGTAGTAGAGTAGAGTTTGATTATTCTGATATTAGACCTAAAGGAGCTAGATTAATAACATCGGGTGGTAAAGCACCAGGACCTCAACCACTTAAAGAATGTTTAGTGAAGATAGAAGGTCTATTAAATCAAAAAGAAAATGGAGAACAACTTACAACAATTGAAGTACATGATATCGTCTGTCATATTGCAGACGCAGTATTGGCCGGTGGTATTCGTAGAGCCGCTCTTATTAGTTTGTTTAGTGCTGATGACGATGCTATGATTGGATGCAAAGCTGGTAACTGGTGGGAACTCAACCCACAAAGAGGTAGAGCTAATAATTCAGCATGTCTAATGAGACATAAAATAACTAGAGAGTTCTTTATGGATTTGTGGAAAAGAGTAGAATTATCAGGAGCAGGAGAACCTGGTATATATCTTAATAACGATAAAGATTGGGGAACAAACCCTTGCTGTGAAATTGCTCTAAGACCAAACCAATTCTGTAATCTTTGTGAAGTAAATGTATCAAATATAGAATCTCAAGATGACCTAAATGAAAGAGTAAAAGCAGCAGCATTTATTGGAACACTCCAAGCGGGATATACTTCTTTCCACTATCTAAGAGAAATATGGCAAGAAACAACTGAAAAGGACGCTCTTATTGGGGTATCAATGACAGGTATTGGTTCGGGTAAAGTTTTAAACTATGACATGAAAAAATCCGCTAGTTTAGTTAAAAGAGAAAACACGAGAGTTTCCAAACTAATAGACATAAATCCTTCCGCAAGATGTACAACAGTAAAACCTGCAGGAACAACATCATTGACATTAGGAACATCATCAGGTATTCACGCTTGGCATAATGATTATTATATTAGAAGAGTTAGAGTTGGTAAGAATGAAGCAATTTATAGTTACTTAAACATTAATCATCCAGAATTAGTTGAAGATGAGTATTTCAGACCACATGACACTGCTGTAATTAGTATACCACAAAAAGCTCCTGAAGGTTCTATTCTAAGAACTGAATCACCTTTTGATTTATTAGAAAGGGTTAAAAAAGTCGCAATAGAGTGGGTAAGGTCAGGACACAGAAATGGGTCTAACTCACATAACGTATCTGCAACGATTAGTTTAAAAGAAGATGAATGGGATAAAGCTGGTGAATGGATGTGGGAAAATAGAAAAGCTTATAATGGTTTATCTGTATTACCTTATAATGGGGGTACTTACACTCAGGCACCATTTGAAGATATCACTGAAGAAAAATATAATGAAATGATGAAATCTTTAAAAGACGTTGATTTAAGTAAAGTTGTTGAATTAGATGACAATACTAACTTAACTGGTGAATTAGCATGTGCTGGAGGACAATGTGAAATAGATGTTGATATAAAATCTCTTGATAAAGAAAAAGAAGTTGAATTAACATAAACTAAAAGTTAAAATAAATTATTGTAAATGGTGATTCCTTAGAGTCACCATTTATTATCTTATAGAAATTAAAATGAAAAGAAAGGACGATTGGATAGAAGACTTATACTATAGAGAATTCATCAAACCTAAACTACAACCAAAAGATTTTTATTGGGAAGATGGTAGGATGGTAATGACAGAAGAATATCATAAAAAAAGAGGTTATTGTTGTGGTAACAATTGTAGGCACTGTCCCTACACACCAAATCACCAACAAAACAATAAAGTATTAACACAATAGATAAAGCTATAATAAACCAATTTTTGAAGTATTTATTATAAAAAAGAAATGCCCACACAAAGATATGGTATAACATTTCCATTTGTTGATAGTTCAGAAGGATTTTTTCTAGGACTAAACACAGATACTGATAGTGAAGTTAGGTCTAACCTTATACATTTAGTGCTTACACCTAAAGGTTCGAGGTATTTTTTACCAGATTTCGGCACTAATTTAAATAAATATATTTTTGAATTAATGGATACGACAACTAAAATATCTATTGAAAGAGAGATAAGAGAAGCCGTAAATAAATACATACCCAATCTAACCATAAACAGTGTGGAGGTAAAAACATTGGAGGATTTAAAGGCAGAAGAAAAACTTAATGAACAAAATAACGACCCGTCTATGGACGATGGTAATATGAGTTTTGTTGGGGAAGCACAAAGAAATTATTCTATGAGAGTAAGAATTGATTATACGTCAGGAGATGGTGTATTTGAGACTAAAGATTTTGTTATAATAGATTTATAGGATGGCAGAGAAAAAAATAGCATATACAGAAAGAGATTTTCTAGGTATTAGAAATGAATTATTAAGATTAACTAATACTTATTATCCAGATTTAATTAAAAATGCAAATGACGCTTCTATATATTCTGTATTTTTAGACCTTAATGCGGCGGTAGCAGACAATTTAAATTTCCAAATAGATAGAACTTTTCAGGAGACCGTACTACAATACGCTCAAGAAAGAAGTTCTTTATATAATATAGCAAAAACTTATGGGTTAAAAATACCAGGAAATCGACCATCAGTAACTGTAGTGGATTTGTCTATAATAGTACCTGTTTTAGGTGATAAAGAAGACTTTAAATATTTAGGCAGGTTAAGAGCTGGTTCACAATTTAGAGGAGCCGGTCAAGTATTTGAATTACTAGAAGATTGTGACTTCTCCTCTCAGTATAATGCAGAAGGAGTTCCAAATCAAACCAAGATACCCAACAAGGACGCAAATGGGATAACACAAAACTATACCATAGTGAAAAGAGAGGTGGTGGTTAATGGTATAACCAAAGTATTCAAAAAAGAAATTACTGACGCAGATAGTAAACCATTTTATAAAATATTTTTACCAGAAAAGAATGTTATAGGTGTGACATCAGTTATACAAAAACCAGGATTAGGGTACCAAACAATACCATCAAACACTGACTTCCTATCAACAACAGCTAATAAATGGCATGAGGTGGAAGCTTTAGCTCAGAATGAAGTATTTGTGTTGGACCCATCTATGCCCGCGGATACACCAGGGATTAAAGTGGGTAAATATATAACAGTACCACAAAGATTTATTACTGAATTTACACCACAAGGATTTTTTCATTTAACATTTGGTAGTGGTAACCAAACTTCTCAGGACTTACTAGATAATTTTGCTTCTAAAGGGGTTAAATTGGATATGTCTAAATTTTTAAATAATATAGCTTTAGGTAATTCAGTTAAAGCTAACACCACATTGTTTATACAGTATAGAGTAGGTGGTGGAAAAGCAGCAAATATTGGTGCAGGTGCAATAAACTCAATTGGGAACATAGACTTTGTTGTAGGGGGACCAAGCCAACAAATAAACCAAACCGTTATTAGTAGTTTAGCGGTTACCAATACTACAGCTGCTATTGGGGGAGCAAATCAGATGTCCCCCGAAGAAATAAGAAATTATATATCATATAACTTTGCTGCACAAAATAGAGGTGTGACTATTAATGATTATGTTTCTAAATTAAGGACTATGCCTGCGACATTTGGTGCACCAGCAAAAGTGGGTGTCACGGAAATAGAAAATAAAGTTAATGTTAATGTACTTTCTTATACGCCAGATGGTAAATTAACTTCATTAGTTAGTAGTACCCTTAAAAATAATATAGCTAATTATTTATCTAATTATAGGATGATAAATGATTATGTTATGGTGGGTGCGGCTAGAGTAATAGATTTAGGTTTTTCCATTGACCTTATTTTGGAAAAAAATGCAAATGAAGGAGAGATAGTAACCAATGTTATTACTAAGATAAGTGATTATTTTGCTGTAGATAAAATGGAACTAGGAGAAGACCTAACAATAGGTAGTTTAAGAGCCTTTATAATGTCACAACCAGGAGTACTTAATCTCACCGACATCCTAGTATTCAATAAAGTAGGTGGAAACTACTCACAATCAGTTACTACACAACCCTATGTCAATGCAACCACAAAACAAATAGGTTTAATTGATGATACCATTTACGCTCAACCAAACGAGATACTTCAGATTCGTTTCCCAAACCAAGACATCGCGGTTAGATACAAAAAACCAACTAAACCAGTACTTTAATAATCTTTACTATAGACCCATGTTGAGTACTTTTAGTTTTAATGGTGGAACTATTTATGTTATAAGCACCATAAATGCAATAAATTATTTTATGGGGGTATAATAATATAAACTATGGGTAAATCATTTAGAGTAAGAACTGACATTAGAGTTGGAGGTGCGACAGACAAGAATGTAACCTTCGACCTGAATCAGGACTTTGACTTATTAGAAATTCTTAGTCTTTCTTTAACACAAACAGATGTTTACACTCGTATGTGTGCAGATTTCGGAGTTGTGGTGGGTAGGGTTATCACTAATGGTGGTTTCGGTATCCCCAACGCAAAAGTTTCTATCTTCGTCCCCCTTACTGATGAAGATGAAAAAAACCAAGTAATAAAACAACTTTATCCATTTAAAGAACCCTTTGACGTAACAGAAGATGGTAAAAGATACAATCTCCTTAGTAGTGAACCCAATTTTGATTGTCATGTAACGGTAGGTACATTTCCCACACTCAACGATGTTCTAAATCAACAGGATGTTAAATATGTGTACGATAAGTATTATAAGTATACTGTGAAAACTAATGAGGCAGGTGATTTTATGATATATGGTGTACCAGTGGGTGACCAGACTATAATAATGGATGTTGATGTAAGTGATATAGGTTGTTTCTCATTATTGCCAGAAGATTTTAAAATAAAAGGATATGCAGATTCTGATTTTGACGGGGCAAAGTTTAAAGATGAAACAGTAATCGATAGTCTACCTCAAATACTAAGTCAACAAAAATCTATAGATATTAGACCTTTTTGGGGGGATGAAGAATTTTGTAGAGCCGCAATCACGAGGGTAGATTTTGATTTAGGAGCAACCGGATTCAAACTAGAACCTAACGCGGTGTTTATGGGTAGTACCGCATCTGATACGGATAAAGATTCGGTCAATAGAAACTGTAGACCAAAAGCAGCTATGGGTGAACTTTGTAGTTTAATATCCAAACCAGGAATAATAGACTGTATAAGATACACACCATTCTTTGAAAACAACCCAAACGCATACCCTGGATGGGGTGGTGGAGGTTGGGGTGCACCCATAGGGGGTGAAGTACCAATACTAGAAAGATACTATTTACCGAACGGAGGTAGAGTCATTGATGATACAGGGTCTTTTTTAGTGCATATACCAATGAATTTGGATTATATGGTAACAAATGAATTTGGGGAGATGGTCCTATCGGATGACCCAAGTGTTGGGGTACCAACCAGAACCAGATGTAGGTTTAGGATAAGACCAGAACAAGCAACAGGTGGAGCAAGACAAAGGAGAATTGGGAGTTACTTAGTACCCAATATTAGAGAATATTATGACCCTTGGGCAGGAAATAATGATGGTGATTGGCCAGGAATAGACCCACGTAGTTATACATTTTCTGTGGACTATAGTGATTATCACCCATGGGCACAAAGAAATTTAATACCAGCGGCAAAAGATGTATTCTATGACATGACATTTAATAGGGTATACACCTTCTCACAATTCCATGACCATATTAAACATGGTGGTCGAAGACAATTTGTGGGTATAAAAAATATATTACCGGAAGCCGACCAACAATGTGCAACGACAGCGATGTTCTTTCCGATAAATAGTGCAGTAAGAGCTCCTAGTTTAATGGTATTTCTGTGGATGTTCATAATAGATTTTCTAGGGATGATTTATATGTTTTTAACCATACTAATATCCACTTTAGCCATATTTTTAAGTTTAATATTAGCTATTATATTAGTTATAATGTGGGCATTATGTTGGTTGTGGTGTGCAATATATTGTATTCGTATTACTTTATGGGGTTGGACTATTTTAGATATGCAAAGTCTCATTGGACCTAACGGTGCACCTCCTGAAGAATGTGGGTCTATTTGTATTACGGGTGCAGGTTGTTTTGGTTGTGGTACTGATTGTTCATATTTTGGACTTAGAATGGGATTTGTTTTATTTACTCTTAGACAAACAAAGTACCCAGAATGTGAAAAATGTATGTGTAGAACTATGGGGATAATGAGTGTCCCAGATTCACTAATCTACTTATCTAGTCAATGGCCCTGTCCTGGTGGAGTACCAGACAGTGCATCAGCAACCTCAACGTCTCCTCCAGGTAGTTGTGTGCCCCAATGTCCACCTGGTAATGGGGCTACGGGTGATGATTTTGGTGGTAAGTGGGAACATGATTGTTGTGCACAAACAGATGAAACTAGAGTGTGTTGCCCAGACCACTATGGGTATAGGTCTGATTTTGGACCAAATACAGCTGGAAGTACAGATGATGGAGTTGCGGGTGGTGGATGTTATGTTAAATTAATATGCTTTAGCCCTGGGTGTATTGGGCCTAATTATAATCTTACAGTACTTAAAGAATGGGTTAGAAGAGAAAAAATAGCACAAGCTTTATGTAACGGTGTGATGAATTATTTCTGGGAGAATAGTTGGGTAAGTGGATTCCTATACCAATTCCAATTTAGAGCTAAAGTAGAATATGACCCCGCTAATGATACATATGCTACCCAATCCAAATACTGTAAAAAACTGGTATACCTACACCCAACCGAACATACTTTCTTTTATAGGTCAACACCATTCCAATGTACTGGAATCGGACCAAGTGATGGTAATTTTATTGGTGATACTGACGGGGTTTACAAACCTTGGTGGATGATTGGGGGTGGAAATTCTACCAGCGATATGCATGCCAAAGGAGATATGGACCGCCATATCTTATTCCCAACCACTATGGTAGATATGGGTTCAAGAAACCAATGTATACAACAAATATGTTTAGACCCTAAATATGCTAATGAGTGTTCTGTTACCGACCAAATAGGAAGTACGACATTCCAGGATATAACAGAACTTATTTCAGATACTTATAATCTTAAAATGCAACAAGGAGGAGCTTCACTATCTACCTTCTTCCCACGTCCAGAATATGAAATTGGGGGTGATGTTTCACAAGCATTAATGCAAAACTGTATGTTAGGTGTTGTTGGGTATGAAGCAAATGTAGGTACAACAGCGTGTGAATGTAGTTACCCTAACGGTCTAGGTTTTGGTGGGTTCTCTACCGCACCAGATGATATAGTACCACTTAGTGGTTTATCTTACCCATCTCCTAATTTTACCGCGGGAACATACATACAAAATGCTCTTAATGTAAATAACTTAGGTAACGAAAACCCATTTACACACATTCTTCTATGGGAACCTCTACTCTTTACAGCCTCAACTCAAACCATTATGAATGGACAAGATTTAATAGATTGTGTAACACTTGAATTATCAGCGTCCAGTCAAAGTGTTCCATTTTACCCATGGCATTTAGATGCTGCGGGTGGGGCTATGTTAGGTGGACAACCAATTGGTGGGTTTGGTACAGTATGGAATGATTGGATAGGAACTACAGGGGAATTTAGGTATGCGTTTGGTATACCAGGTCCTTTAATGTCTATATTACCATCTATTAATTATAATACCGCTCAGGGTAGTGCATTACATGGTATAGGTACACCATTAGTTTATGACGGTGAGTTCCAATCGTATATGGGAGGACCACCTACCGGACCATTCTCCTTTGCCAACAATAACTATCCGTTACTTAATGGTGCACCCGCTGTTAGTGATGCTTATGTGTTCTCACAACCACTATTTTATTATTTTGGGTTAAGACCTGGAGCAACATCATTCAATACGTTTGTACGGAAATATATCGATGAAGAATTAGCAGACACTGTAATATAATGAGTAACGAAAAAAATATACGAATAGTAAGGGGGGAATCGAAATTTGCAGGGTCCCCAAACAGTGATTTGCGCCTACAACCTTATTTAGATTCCACACAAAAACAAATACACGAAGGAGATAGGAATCTAGTTTTAAATCTTAGGGACCAATTTGATTTCGAAAGAGAGTACTCAACACAATATAGATTATACGGTAAAATAGACATATTATTTAATAACATTATAAGTGGGACAACCCAAGAAACCGATTTTATGGAATCTATGTATTTTATCCCAGACTATATAGGTTGTCCCCAAACGCTAGGGGTACCACCAACTTATTGTTCAGGCCTACCACCAGCGGAAACATTTACCTTTATACCTTCTAGAAGGTATGGAATCAACCCAAGTAAAGCAGGGTGGGAACCATTACTAGCATCTCAAGATAATTGGGTACAATATATATCCTATGTTCATGACGCTGATACTCTACAACCTATGACGTACTATACTGATTATGCCTCAATTTCTGGAATGCAATTTCTAGCAGGAGATGGTATACCTTTTACCCCTAGAGTCACAACTACTGATGGTAAAGAAGTATTACAAATAATCACACCTGTAAGGCATGGTGTACTTCCAGGTGAATATATAGAAATACAATCAGGAGCTACCACGTTTGGTGGTGCAAATCTGGTAGTGGATGTGTCTGTAACAGCAACCTATGCTACCCCACCCCAAACGATTTTTAAAATAGATTATCTAGGTAACGGGTTAGAAAATTCAGAAGATTACGTAATGAACATTACAACTATAGGTTTAGATGTGACCTCTTTACCCACCGAACCAGTAGGTACATTAAAAAGAGTAACAAATCCAGATAATATGTTGGAAACCAAATCTGAATACTATTGCCAAATACATAAACTTATAACCAACCCAAACGACTTTACATTTGACAAAACAGCTTTTGAAAGAGGAATATACAATAAGAAAGGAAGGATATTCCCAGCAAAAAGGACCCCAACATACAATACAAAATCGGTCTTATACCAATCATACGACTCATTTTTATGGAATGTTAACAGAAATATCAATAGTGATAGTTACTATGACCAATTTAATAGACCATTAACAGAGTTTTATTTAACAATATTAACCACCAACAGAAATTTAATTTGGGATTGGAATTCTGGTGGTAATTCTAGTCCTGCTGGTTATGGTTGGGGTTGGAATTTTAAAAAGAATGGTGTTGTTGACCCATTTGTAGATAATGGAGCACACCCAGTCAGTCTAACTCAAAATGGTAATTTAGGTGTTGACCCACTACCACCTAGTGGGTCTACATTTAGAGGAGCTTTTGCGGAATATAATCCTTTTGAATTAAAGGAAAGGGTAATTTCTGAAATAGGTCATTCTTTAAAATTTAATACAAATACCATGTATAAGGTAGGTGGAACACCTGGATATGATTTTGTGGAATCCATATTCAAATATAACCCCCACCATAAAATTCCAGTAAAAAAATTCTCTAATTATATAAGTTATAATGATAGTCTGTTTACATCGCCCCAGTACGCTGTTTATTCTTTATCAGAGGAAACATTTAGGTGGAGAGAAATTTTACCGGTAGAAACTTATGAAGATGGGGATAATGGGGTTAGTTATCCATATCTTAATGATGCACACTACCCATACCATAATTTAGAATTTAAAATAGAGGCAGTTGGGCCCGCATTAATCCCACTATCCTCTGGAACATTAACTATACTAACAGAATATACAGATGGCTGTCAATAGATTAAATATAAAAGCTTCATTAAAGGATAGGAGTGTGACCATTCCTATAGGTCAAACATTTGACGAAATAGGTAATGAACAATTAGTTAGAACTTGGGAAGAGGTAGAATTACAAGATAATATAAATGTAATACAAGATTATGAGACTACTAGATATGCTCATAAAAATAATGTTGTTAATCTTTATAGTGGTGGAAACAACACCATATCCTACTCATTTGAATTTTGGGATTCTGCAACTAATTCTTATGTAGATAATTTTAATGTTTTAGGTTTTTTAAATAAGGATTTAGCTAAACCTAAAAAAGCATTTACTAGGAGTTTTTTTAAGTTTGATTTCTATGACTCACCATTAAGAAAAGAACAAAAAATAATGTTTACAACTATAATGCCATTAAATAATTGTATTAGAGTGGAAACGCCCGTAGATGAATTTGAAGACCCTATAGAATATTTTTCTCAGATAGCATCGGGTATATTATTACCTATGTATGGGGTATATGTCCCTACATGTGTTTTAGGCCCCTTACACGGAAGAAGTGAGAATTATTATATCCAGTGGTTAAAAGACAGAGAATTAACAGAAATTGACGAATTCTATATGAGTTGTAAATTCTTTAACGCAAAAACTGGAAAAGTAAGTAACATGATAAATGAACAACCCACATTAAGTCAAATTACTAATGGGGAAATATTAAGTTACCCAGAATGGTTTTACTATAAAGTTAAATTATTTATAAACACCAGTAACGCATCTACGACCAACCCAAAATATCGGTATGTGGTTACTCAGTTTAACGAAACTATTATGGCTATAGGGGGAGGGACACCAAGAGGGACTGGGTTACCAGGAGGTACACCATCAGGTGCGATTCCAGGTACACTACAAGTACCCAACGCGATGCCAATAAAATTTTATGAATATGTAAGTGCTTAATATATGGAAATCCACAAATATAGAATAAAAAGAAGTAACCCTAGTGTTTACTTCACAGTACCATGTACTGGAGGGACGAATTTCTACCCTATAAATACGAGCACCAATTGTTCCGGGCTTACAATGTACAACTCCACATTTAGTCAAGTACAAAACGCTTTACAGGGGGATATGAATAATTTTCCAACAGAGTTAACTGCTTGTTCGACTACTAATCCATGTGTTTTATTAAATGATACTACTACTATGCCAGTGTATGCACCCGGCCCACCATATGGTAATGTAGCACCAATAGCATCTCCATTTTGTTTAGATGTAGAATCACATCCTTATGTGATATTTGCGGGGTTAAACTTATTTCAGGCTGGTGTAATGACATTTACTGGTGAAAGTTATAATGACTTAATAAGTGTGTTCCAGTTAACACAATCCACCTTATCCCAACCACTTAACACACAAACTACAGCTCATTTAGCAGCTAACACCGTATCTTGTTTTTGTCCACAACCTATTTTCAATGACCTATACCAAATACCTTTATTCTTAGACCAAGACTTTAACGATATTGGTCACTATGATATCTGGGATGGTAATGTGGGACAAAAAGACATTTTTTCTAATTTTATAGTTACGGCAACTACTGCTGTAGGTAACAAAATACAAGTATCTAATACTACTGATTTCGGTTATTACAAGACATATCAAGATTCACCATATACTATAGATTGGGGGGACTGCAATTGTAATTGTCCTATACCTCCATGTACAAATTCATTTGGGGACCCTTGTTGTGAAACACTACAATTCCCAACCCTAACCAACCCAACACCCCACACTTATGCTGGTGTAGGGACTAGAAGAATTACCATAACACAGGAAAATGAATGGGGACCAACCTCAGTTTCTCAAGTTATATCGGTTCCTTTTATGCCATATAATACATTACAAGCTCAAACTTATAATGCAGCTGCCAACACAGGAATAGCTCCTAGTAATGCCCCCGTAATAGGACCAAGTGGACCAGTAGGTACTAATACATATTTTGGAGCATATCCTTTCTCACCTTTAGATTCAGGTACAGATATATTACAATATAGTGGAATGTCTCCAATATTTTATGGTGGTAACAATAGTAATTGTTTTGACGTTACAGGGAATACACAAAGTCTATTAGGTGCATTCCAGAGTTACACTTCACTATCAACAGGTAATTTACCCCCAGGATACCAACTGGGTGTGGCGGTACCATTAATGGGGGAAGTGATAAACCCACTAACCAACCAAATAGAACAAGGGGTTACTGGAATGATTACTATTGAAACTACACAGTACACCGCTTACACCATTAGTATAGGGACTAATACACCAATAACATTTTATGACTTTAGTAATGGAGTTACTCTTTACGAAGCTGTTAGTTGTGGGTTAGATGCTTTTGCTTTTGGTGCGTTTGATTGTGTAAAGTGTGAAATAGGGGATTGTACTTATTGTGAAACAAAAGACGAATATATAGATAGAATAACAACTCTAGCAGAACCAATAAGTTTTGACCCACTGCTTAACACTAATTGGGGTGAGTGGACTGGTACCACCAACTACATAAAAGGTGATATAGTATTTGATTCTACATGGGGAGAATGTTGTTGTTATATGGCAGTAAAAGATATTAATCAGTCAGGGGGAACCATAGACCCTTGGGCCGGTATTAAACCAACAGATATGATTCAAGGTGTGTGGTGGTTTAATGGACAACCATCAGAACATGTTTGGGAAGCTTGTACACCAGAATGTGAAGCATGTCCAGATTACACATCAATACCTTGTTATGACCCAACAAATACCTGGAATGCATACCCAACTATAACACCAGTAGGTCCCGCAGGAGTCTATAGTAATGGGAATGTATATATTACCGGCCAATTTACATTAGGTCAATGGGGTAATTGTTATAGAGCTTTATCCGGTGGTACATTACCACCCCCATCAGGATTAACAAATAACCAATATTGGGATTATATAGGATGTTCTAGTTGGGTTTGTCCACCCGTATCAGCTCAAACAGGACAATCATCAAGTTCTACAGTAACTTGTGAGTTAGTACCAGGAACTGGGACAACAACAGTTGGACCATGTACCACAATTGGTTATACAGCTTATGAAGATTGTATGACTGATTTTTATCTAGGACAATGTTGTGAAGATAGATGGATTTGTGATGAACAATATGCTTGTTCTGGGTGTACAGAAATTTCTTCAGCACATCCTTTATATAATGACCCTAGTGCGTTAGACCCAGCCCAAGGACCAGTTTTTGGTAATGAAATGGATTGTTTAGAGTGGTGTGAACCACCGGCTTACTCATGTACTACTAGTAATCCACAAGCAGGGGGTAATTGTTGTAGTTTATTATCATGTCAAGACGATTCTTTAAATGGAACAACCTACTATATAGACAATGTATATGCGGTAATGCAAACCTTACCACCAACACCAGCACCTTTTTCAAGCTTTATTGATTATGCCGCTTTTACTTTTGAATTGTTTTTTGACCCTTACACTCTAAGTGATTGTAATGCAGGGTTCACAAATCCAGCAGGGACTTATAGTGGTTGTTGTGATTGGGTTAGGTGGGTTTATAATTGTGAAGAAGGATGTAAACCCGTCTATGTAGGTTCAGGTTATGCAACTTCCGGTGATTGTTATGCAGCCAACCCACAATGGTTAGGGGTTGGAGACACCCCTTGTGGTTGGGACTGCCCAATCCCTTGTGAAGGATGTGTAACAGCAAGTACACTAATGGCACCGTATACCTATGACGCAACAGGACTAACCCAATGTGAAATGGTTTGTTCTTGTGCTACGGAATGTTATGTATGTGATTGTTTAAATGAAGTAAATGGAGCAAATGTTCCTTGTTATGCATTTATTAGTGCGGGTACACATACGTGTCCTTATTGGCCCGTTTCTAACACAGGAACGGACCCTTGGGTACCGACATCAGGTCCATATGCGGGAATGGCCACCTTTGCATCATCAATTGAATGTCAAAGTGCGTGTACATGTCCTGGGGGATATGATTGTTTTGTGTATGATGATGTACCTTCTAATAGTCCTTCTATAGTAGGCACACAAGTAGGTGGTTGTACTTATTATGCTAGTGAGTGGGCTATGGCTCAAGTAGGAGTAACATACCCACCAGGTTCACCTACCGACCCTCAAGGAAACCCAACAGGGTATACTACTTTTGAAGAATGTTGTAACGCAACAGAGTGTTGTCGTGCGGTTTGTGAAGCAGACCCAGCACAGGCTGCATTCATGGGATGGACAGCGTACACCACTACAGGTCCTGCACTCCAAAGTGGTGGTGGGGGACAACTACCATGTTATTGGGTATCGCAAAGTGACTTAGATGATACAGAAGGTCCAGGTTTTGTAAATTGTTGTTCACCAGCATATGTAAATCTAGCTTCAGGTTTATTTGGGATGGCACAATGTTTTATAGACCATCCAGGTTTACCTTATTGTGATATGATAGATTGTGTAAATAGTTTATGTCCAGACCCACTGAGTACTACAGGAATGACATGTTGTGTACCACTAGAAGAAACTTGTAATTGTGCGTGTGAAGACTGGTTAACCGTAAACGGAATACCAATTACTACTGGATTTACTTGGATGGGACCATGGACTAATGTAAATAACACTTATAACATATATGAAACCGTAACCTATGGAGATGCAAACACCCCTGATTGTTGTTGGATATGTATGTGTCCGATTGATATAACTGGTTTACCACCAGGAGCAGGAGGGGTTTATGATTGTAACTCTAGTCCACCAGATGATGGACCTTACCCTGACGGAACACCAAATTGTTGGCAAACATGTGAAAGATTACCATCTTTTGACCCATCTACACCAACACCAGTTATTGGAGACCCTTGTGGTCCTTGTGATACCGTTAGTGGAGATACATATTCTTGTACTGAATCGGGTTGTACACAATCTGCTTGTACGTACAATGTACCCACAGGATACAATGTAGCTCAGTGGGAAACCGAAAATAATTGTTATTTAACTACTGATTGTTCCAACGCACTTTCTTTTTATCATGGCCAATGTAGAGCAGGTTGTTATTGTGCAGACCCAGGACCCCCATCAGGATTTGAAGCTTCAGAAGTCTCAAATTGTGTTGTACTGCAAGATTATATCCTAAATACTGATTTGGGTATTAATTATCTTGGTTATTCTCCATACCCATATACATTTCCCCCTGTTGCACCCAGTGTAGTTTTACTATTTCTTGGAGCACCAAGTGGGTATTTATGGTCATACGATTCTCTTATAACCTGTGAGACCCAACTATCTACTGGAATGTTTGATTGTTGTACGGGAGGTACAGGAACTACTACGTGGGAATGTGACTATAGTTGTAACTGCCCACAAGTAAATGGTAATCCATGTTTGGGTGGTGTAGGGTGTTATCCAGTTTATGGTCCCGGAGGAACTTTTGCTTCATTATCTGCTTGTCAAGAATGGTGTACATGGGAATGTAATTCTCAAGGTGCACAAACCTGTCAATTTATCCCTATGTCCCTAGCAGCAGTAACTTATACTTCAGCTGTGGATTGCGAACTCGCAAATGTGGATTGTCTATGTAATAATTATGTAGAAGAATGGTGGTGTGATTGGGCTGGGGCTGATGCGGGATTGTACGATGCGGTAGGGTCCTCAGCGTGCCGCCCAAGTTCATATATTGGGTTACAAGGAATTTCATACCAAACACAAGCTATTGGACAAGGAGTAGGGGGTCCTTCAGACCCTACTAATAATTATAATTGGGCGGTAACCCTAGGTAATTTACCAGTGGGACAAGGATTCCCCACACAAGCACAATGTGAAGAGCATTGTAGATTTTGTTGTGATTGTGCACCTCCAGGGACAGGTGGTTGTGAATTATGTGGTAATCCAGCAACATCACATTGTAATTGGGGTGATTTGACCTGTCTTGGTGGTACAATGTCTTGTGGTACTGGTTTACCAAGTAGCATTTCACCAGGAAACTGTTCGGACCAACAAATAATTCAAACAGGGTCCAAAAGATGTGAAGAACCACAAACTGAATATTGTTGTCACGCTATAGATGGGTGTTTATCCTATATTGGAGCAGCACCAAATGGTAGTGATGGTAACCCATGCGTTACTTTCTTTGGAACAAATGCCGCGGCTTGTACTACAGAATGTAATTTTGTATGTGGGGAATGTGTTCCACCTATAGGAGATTGTCACTGTCAATTTGTTAATGGACCAGTATCACCTTCATGTTCTCCATACCCATTTAATACGATGTTAGATTGTGAAAATCATGTTGCTGGACTAATTTTATTAGGGGATGATGGTTCATGTTGTAAATGTT